GTTTATCTGATAAACTAATTGCTAAATAACTGATAGGATGATGTTATGCCAAGAAAGAAGCCGAAGAAGGCACAAGAAATCAATGAAAAGATAGCCATCTGGGACAATTATTGGAAAGATAACAAGAACACGTACAACGAGTACATGCAATTTATCTTCGGTAACCAGTGGTTGGATGAAGAAGCGCGTGTCTTCGAGACGTACAAGAAGATTCCCCTCACATTTAACAAGCTAGCACCTCTTGCTAACCACTTGTTGGGCGAGCAAAGGCAAAATACACCCTCCATTGAGTGCTTACCTGACGATAATACGCCAGAAGAGACAGTTGAAGTACGTGAAGCGCTAGTCAAGGACATCACATTCGACAGTAAGTCGAAGGAAGTGTTCCAAACAGCCTTCCAATCCTCTCTTTGTGGGGGTTTCGGCTGCTTCTACGTGGACACAGAGTACGAAAACGACTACTCATTCAACCAAGTCATCCGAATCAGGGAAGAAAAGATACCCACAAGAGCGGTATGGGACGTTTCAGCAACGACACCATGCAAAACAGATGGCATGTATTGCGGTTTAAAGAGCAGAATGTCCAGAGACAAGTTTGCCTCCATCTATGGACGAGAGATTGAGCGTGATATCCCTCCATCAAATATCGAGGAAGGCTCGGTGTTCAACGATGATGAGTCGGTTACACTAGTAACTTGGTGGGAGCGGAAATATAAGCGTGAAAAGCTCAGGCAACTCTCTGACGGCTCAGAGGTAACTGAGGAAGAATTCAAGGCGCTTGAGCGCATCATGATTGATGACGATGAGATTCTAGTCAAAGACGGCATTCCTGTCACGATTACCAATGAGCGCAACATCGCCAAATACAAGGTGCGCAAATCCCTCTATGCTGGTGACTGGGAATTAGAGGCAGAGGATTTCCCTAGCCGACAATTACCACTTGTTTACGTTGACCAGAGTTCGTTCTGGAACAAACAAGGCCAACAAGTATGTCGCCCCTTCTTCAAAGACACAAAAGACGCACAACGATACATTAACTACCTGGGCACACAATCAGCTTACTTGGTGAAAATTGGACGTTACGACCAATTTCTGGTAAGTAAAGAGAATGTGAGAGGGAATGACACGCAAGCAATATGGCGTGACCCCTCGAATATTCAGGGTGGCTTGATATTCGATGAATCTCCTAGCAACTTTGTACCAATGCAACTTAAGCCGCCAGAGTTATCTGTGTCGCTGGTTCAGCAGTACGAGAGAGCCGAGCGTGATATTCAAACCTGTACGGGGATGTATGATGCGTTTATCGGTGAAAAGAGTAATGAGGTCTCTAAGATTGCAATTGATGCGAGAAACAAACGCAGCTCTTACAATACGCATTTGCCTTTTGATAATCTCAACCGCGCTGTTGCTGTTTGCGCTCAGCTTGTCGATGAAATGATTCCAACGGTGTACGACACCGAACGCACAGTGATGCTCAACATGAAGCAGAAAGGCGTTCAAGCTGTGCGTATCAACGAGTCAATGGATGAGTACGGTACCAAGATTAAAAACGACATGACGAAGGGCAGATACACCATCCGTTTAGTTCCAGGACCAAGCTGGGAAGGACAGAAGGAAGAAGCCTTGAACTCTATGCAACTTATTCTTCAAGCGAACCCTCAGCTATTTAACCTGATGGCAGACCTGTTCGTTGAGAACCTACCTCTCAACAACAACATTGAGCTGAGAAATAGGCTCAGGACTATTGTTCCTCCTCAGGTTATTGAAGCAGGGAAAACAGGTGAGCCATTACCTCCAGAGCCACCTCCTCCAGACCCAATGGTCATTGCGAAGATGAAGGAGCTCCAGCTCAAAGAGCAAGACTTGAAACAAAAACAACAGAAGCTTGAGCTTGATTCTCATATCTCAACACAAGAGATGGAATTGAAGTGGCAGCAACTGGAAGATGATAGGAAGGCCGCAGCTGCGGAGCTAATGGAAGTAGAGATGAAGTATCTCGCTGAAACTGGAAGGACCCAGAGCGACGAAGCAATTGCCCATGCCAATAACATGGTTAGATTGCTCACACACGCATCAACGCAACACGCGAATGCCGTAAAACAAAAACATAGGGAATGAAGATGGAATCAAGAATAGATGCTTTGTTAGCTCAGGAAGGGTTAGGAGACCCAAACGCGAATCAGCCTAACTTTCTGGAAACGCCACCAGAAACAATTAACAACGAGGCAGCACAGGATTTAACACCTGAGCCTACGCCAGAGCCGGAAACACTGACTTCAGAGCCAGATGTTTCACGTGAAACAATTAACAAAGAGCCTGAGCCAGAAGTAACCCCAGAACCTCAATTGGATGACTACGGCAACGAAGTTCCACAAGAGAATGCTGCGATTCGTGAGCGCCTCTCAAAGCAAGCCAAACGCTATGAACAAGAAATGGCGAGAATGCGGCAAGAGATGGAAGACTTGAAGGCCGCTCAGCAACAACCTCAGAATCAGACTACACCCGATATTCAAGAAGGTGACTGGGAAGTTCAGCTTGAGCAGTTCATTGACCAAAGGCTTACCGCAAGAGAGCAGCAAGTCAAGGAAGCTGAATGGAGGCGCACTCAGCAGCAACAGCAAGCTCAGTTCGAGATTAAGTTCAATGAGGGCGCATCTAAGTATGGCGACTTCGAATCAGTGGTGATGGGTAAAGCAATCACGGCTGAGATGATTCTCGCCACTCAGGATATGGCAGACCCAGCAGCATTTATCTATGCGGCAGCGAAAACGCAGGCAACAGAGCTTGACAGAATCTCAAGGATTCCCAATAAGTTCACGCAAGCTATGGAGATGGGAAAGCTTGAAGAGCGCATGAGAAAGGCGAGAACAACAACCACATCCGCTCCTAAGCCTATTGAGCGCCCCAAGGGGGACGCGCCAGACAGTAAGCTACAGGGTGGACAGAAAGATTGGTCAATTGACGAGAAGATAAGGTTTGATGAGCGTCAACGTATGAAAGCACGAGGCTAATGCTTGTCAAATACCACGCTATGAGGGCATAATATCCTCAACGCGTAGTGGTATGTGATGCTCCGTTAGTCACGATAGGTGCGTAATTTATTGCTCTCCACCGGCAAATAAGGGTCCCGAAAGGGGTTTTTGTTATCGCCGGAGACTATCGTGGCTAATATATTCCAAACTACCCAGTATATCCTGGATGAAGTGTTCATCCGCTACATCAACTATCTAAACTTTGCTAAGGTTGCTAACCGTAACTTAGAAGCAGATTTCCGTAACTTAAAATACGCAACTGGTCAAACCATTAACTACCGCTTAGAAGAAAGATTCCTTGGCGGATATGGTGCGACTGCGACTGACGAAGCTGTCGTTCAAGTTGTCCGTCCTTTGACTATTGACACTCAGTTCCACTCAATGGTGTCTTTCAATGGCATGGAATTAACATTTGACCGCGCTCGTGACCAACCCTACTTAGACATAATGTTGAAGCCTCGCGCTAAACGTTTGGCTAACATGGTTGAGCAGTTCATTTGCTCTACTAACTTCCAGCCTGCTGTTTATCAAACAACTGGTACACCTGGTGTTCCAATTGACTTCCAAACAGTATTAAACACTGATGCTTACATGACTGAGTTAGGTATTCCAGAAGACGGTAACCGTTACTTCGCGAACAGCCCTGCTGTGTCTGCAACATTATCCAATGACTTATACACCGTGTTTAACATGACTGTTAACCGTGGTGCGTTGATGGATGGTTTCATCGGTCACTTAGCTGGATTTGACTTCTTCAAGACAAACTTCTTGGTGAAACAAATTGCGGGTGCTGGTGAGAGCGGTTCTTCAGGTGTTGCTGGTTTCAGCTTAGCAGGTACGATTACTAACGGACCTATCACTGGTGGAAATCAATTCGTATTGACAGGTCTGGTTGCCAACAGTGTTGCGTTTAACGCGGGCGACAAAGTTCAGTTCGCTGCTGCTGCCGGAGTTTACATGGTTAACCCATTGAACTACGAAAGCTTAAGCCAAACTGCTCAGTTCGTTGTTGTTAACACAGCTACTTCTGACGGCTCAGGTAACGCGACAATTACTGTTAGCCCAACGGTAGTGATTTCTGGTGCTCGTCAGAACATCAGCGGCCCTATCCCTAACGGCGCTCAGTTATTGTTAGCGAACGACCATAACGAATCAATTGCGTTCCACAACCAAGCAATTGTGTTCGCAGCTCCTCCTATCACTGAATTGAAAGGTGGTGTTGAAGCGGTCACAACTTACTCTGACTTGTACAAGATGGCCATGACATACACACTCGGTTCTGACATACGTAACTACGTACAGTTAGACCGTTTGGACATCATCGCTGGTGTTGCAATCAACCCAGAGTTCGCTGTCACAGTAATGAGCTAACACGGTGCGCCCCTCTGCCAAATGGTACGGGCGCATTTTATGTAGAGGGAATTATGAGCCAAGTCATCGATACTCAAGTGTTATACCAAGGAAGATGGGTTTCAAAAGAACACTTCTGTGCTTTTGTGTACAACAGTACAGGAGAGAAGCTAGCCAAGAGCTACAAAGAATTCAGTGATTTAATTTCAAGTGGAGTGTGGTTCGCCACAAAATCAGATATCCCCTTAACTCCCTCGAATTCGATGGAATTAGAGGATGAGAAGGTAGTCGAGATAAAGACTAAGAGGGTGAAAAAATGTCTGAACCAACAGTCACAGTAAGAGAGTTTCTCGACGAGAGCTACCAATTAATCAGCGCTAATTCTCCAAACACAACGATGCCAGGACGCACGCAGACAGCTGCTTTACGAATCCTTAACGTTTTGCT